ACCGACAATATCTGTCCCAAAAAACATACCTGTGTTGGGGTCAGTGCCACGAATGGCCGGGGTGGATGCCGAGCCGTCTACGTCTGATAGACCGTCTGTTCCGCTTAATATCAAAGTCATTCTTTACTCCTTACAGAATTAAGTGCCGCTGACCCGAAGCAATCGTCAAGGTCACGCCTGAATTGATGGTAAACGGACCCACTGATAAACCATTCGTACCCGTATCAATCGTGTAGTTTGCGGCCATAGCAGTGGCGTTAACCAAGATGCCGTTTGAGGCGACCGGGGCGCTTACCTTTAACTCTCCGGTAGATGGCTTATAGAGCAGCTTGGCGTTAGACGTATTAAGTGTGGAAGCCGTTCCCGTGGTTGCCGAAACAAACGTCGGGTACAGATCCGATGCGGTCGATGTGTCGTTAGTAATTGCCGCACCACCCACAGACTTCCATGACGGGCTTGATCCGCTGTATCCCTCAAACTCATTCGAGGTGGTGTTGTACCGCAACATCCCAGTGACCGGAGTGCCGGGACGCTCAGTCGTGCTATTGCCCTTGGGGGTCGTAAATGCGCCCGTGCCGGAGAAGGTCCAGTAGCCCGTGGTATCTGCAATCGTTGCTGAGGCCGTACCGTCCTTGGCCTTGACGTTGGTGACTTCGATATTCGTCAGGTCAGCCGTGGTGGCGTTTAGCTGAGTTACGCCTGATACGTTATTAGACCCGTCAATGGTGACGCCGGAATTTTGTATGATCTTGCCGCTGGTGCCGCTAAATCTAACAATGGCCGTGTCCGTGCTCGAGGCAGGACCGTCCACATCACCAGAAGAAATGCTTACGAAGTCAGAGCCGTTCCAAGCGATGAGCGCCCGCTCGCCTGAGGCGATGGTCACGCCAGTCGTGGCTGATCCTTTAACGACCACAGCCCCGTCAGAGCCGTTAATGACTATGTAAACCTTGCTCAGGCTCGGTGCAACAATGTTTCGGCTGGTGCCAGGGGTTCCCGTGACAATCAGGATTGCGTTTCTTGCCTGGTTGGCCACCCCATCCGTATCGGTCAGGGTCACGTTTCCGGCAGTAACGTTGATCGACTCCCCGCCAGCAATGGCTTCTTCGATCAGCGCCGTAATTTCGTCGTTTACGACCGTACCCCAGGTATTGGCCTCGGTGCCGGTAACCGGCTGCGCAAGCCCCAATAAGGTGGTGTAATTAATTGCCATGTTCTTTTCCTTTACGCAGCTATACGAGTCCAAGCCGTACTTTGGGAGTCATCCACAACAACCCAATTGGACGTCTGACTATCATTGACATTTTGCCAGTTGGCGGTCTGGTTGTCATTGATAACGCCCCAAACCAGTACGCTGCCAACCTGTCCAGTGCCCTGGACGCCTGTAACGAATACATTTTTTCCAATCTGTACTTGAACACCGCCAACTGAGCCAACGGCTTGTAGGCCAGTGGTGGGAACAACCACATTTGCTTCGACCCCAACCTGCCCAATTTGGCCTGTTCCCTGGACGCCAGTGACAGAAACCGAAGCGTCTTGGATGATTGAAACAACTCCAATTTGACCCGTTCCAAGGACGCCCAAAACGTAGACATCGGCCGAGGTTTGAGCCGCAGCTTGCCCAATCTGCCCGGTGCCCAATACTCCGGTAACCGAGACAAAAGTCTCTGTGCTAACCGTAACACTGCCAACTTGTCCAGAGCCGCTAACTCCCGTGACTGGGACGTCTGTTGAACCCGTAGCTTGGGCTTGCCCAATGAACCCGCTGGCGCTGACCCCGGTAACGGGGACACTTGCCCCACCGCTGACGGCAACGGTCCCAATAGCACCGCTACCGAAGACTCCCGTGACGGGGACAACCGCCGATCCGGTAACGGCGACACTTCCGACGTCTCCGGTTGCTTGGACCCCCGTGACGGGGACAGTAGCGCCGCCTGTTGCCTGGGCCTGGCCGATGAACCCTTGTCCCTGAACACCAGTAACTGGGACGTTGGCGTCGGCCGTAACGTTGGCTTGCCCAACCTGACCGGTTCCAAAGACTCCAATTGGGTAGACATTGGCATCGGCCGTAACGGAAACTTGACCAATTTGGCCTGTGCCTTGGACTCCTGTTGGAAATACGTTGGCAGTACCGCTGACCGCCGCTTGACCAATGAATCCGGTACCTTGGACTCCAGTGACGAAGACACTGACGTCAACTTGAACTGCGACAGATCCGACCGAGCCCGTGCCGAAGACGGAGTTGTTCCCCTCGCCCCATGCAGCGATTCCCCAACCCTGGCTTCCAAAGCCACCAAGTGCGATCCGGACATCGGCCACATCACAGTCCCATGTTAAATGCCCCGGTTACCCGGGGCACGGTTAACTGCCTTAGGCAATCCTAATAATTGCTCCCGTAGCCGTAGCAGGCGGGAAAACAATCGTAAACGTACCTGATGTCGAGGTCTTTGCTCCGCCAAAGTCCAAAACTGCAACTGCCGGATTTCCTGTTGCGGTGTCGTTATAAATCAACGCGCCGTAGGCAGTAATCGTAGCTGTAGTGAACGACAGGTCAGCAAAGTCCGTTAAAGCGGTGGTTCCACTAGAAACTGGTGTTACCTTGGTTAACGTACCGCCCCCAACGGTATACGAACCCGAGGCAGCCACCTCATTGGTGGTTGTATAAGCGGTGGTTGCAGCAGTAAACGAAGCGCTATTGTTGTATAGAGCCAGTTTAAAGGTTTGACCAGAGCCCGTTGAAAAATTATGCACACCCTTCAGGATTTCAACCTTGAAGGAAGTGGGCATAAAGTTACCAGTAAAGGCCATTTAAGCTCTCCTTAAAATATGGGCGGCTTTTTCTTCGCCTCCCTGAACACAAATTTGGATGCACGTGGCCCTCTCGGACTGTTGCGCACGTTTGAGATATTCAAAAATAGTGTTTTGAACGCGCTCCCTAAAAAACTTTGCTTGCTCTCGTATGGCCGGGGGAGCGGTTTCGGCCACGCCAATAATTTTATCAGTGCATAATTCAGCCAAATCTTCGCACGGAAGGCCGCCAAAGTCACTGGTTTTAACTAGTGGGGAATGGATCTCCCCAAATTTTAGGTTAAACACTAGGTTCTCCTCGCTTCTGGGGCCATGTACTCAGTCTTTTCGCTGTTTTCCACGGCATTTTGCACTTCTGAATAGGGCTTGGCACGAAACTTTCCGTCTTCCAGGCCCACGACAAGGGGGTCTACCAGGCGGTGGTAGCCATAAAGCTTACTTTTGGCCGGTTCGTTAGTGTCCAAAAGGGAGGATTCCTGGGCTATTCCGACCTTGATTCCGCGCTCGATAGCCTTAGAAAGCAGGAATTCGCAACAAGCCCGCCCGGCTTCGGCAAAGTGGACCGTCTTTTTGTAGGAAAAATCGATTCCGTATAAGTGCAGTTCTGCCACTTTTGCTGCAATCGCAAAACCGATCGCATAGGCTACCGTGTTGTTGAAGTACCCGCACTGGATCTCATTCATGACCTCTTCAAGGGGGTACTCGACCAGACCCGGACAGCGGGAATCAAGTTGGCAGGTATAGATGGGGCCAGGATGGGTGGCTAAAACTGACCGCATGATGCCCGTTTGGGTGCCCGCGTCGTCAGAGTCTAGAAACCTGCTGGCTGGATCCATCATAAAAACCCGGTCATGGAAAACCACCCCGGCCATTGCGTTTATGGCCCAAACTTCGTCAATGGGCTGGGAATGCGTTTTTGCCAAGATAAAGCTGTTGTGGCTTTTGCCCATAGCCACGATGGCGATTTTCTTTCCTTCAAGCTTTGGTACTTCTGTCATGGTCCTGGGGACTCCGATTTTATGTATAGGCGAGCCATACCATCGCGATGCTCGTCACGGCGGCGACGACCTTGTTGCTCGATACCAAGGCCTTGAATAGCCTGTTTATAGGCGTTATCAAAGTATTGCAGCATGTCACCGGGTCCCTTGGTAAAGCTGTAAGCCTGAGCCAAACAGCCATATAACAAAGCTTCCGGTGCATTGATACTTACCCACGTTGTCGGATTACCTGCAGACAACTGTGCCGGTTTATAGATATACCCCAACTCTACGTAGTAATTTTGGTTCGGCGTTGGCGCAATGTAAAAAGTATTTTGATCCCACACAGAATAATACTTTGGCTGGCCCTGCACTGATCCATCTGGCCAATATTCCTTCATGAAGGACGTATCACGGAACTCTAGGAAAATGTTGTCCGTGGATTGAATCATCATGTAACGATGAGTAAGAATATCCGAAGGAGCAGTTAAGAATTTGTTGCCTTGCGTCATATTGGCAGAAGCTTCTAACTTAAAGACGTCAAGGTCTATATCACGGAGAATTCTGTTCTCCGTCATTAAAATAAAAGTATTGATGTTGCTATTTGACATAGCGTTGGCATCAATTTCCGTATAAGCACGGATGTTATCTACTAGTTCGTTGTAGGTCATGATTAAGTAGTCTGGACAGTTACCTGTCCGATCCCCCCAATAAGCGCACGATTTTGGAGTTCTGGGTAGGGTTGCATATTGGTGCCGCCATTAGCACTGCCCAAGCTCTGAAAGGCGCTGTCAGCAGGCGCTCCCACATAAACAGTGACAGGCTCAACCCGGTCAGGCCGAGGTTCGTAAAGAGCAACGGCGTCACCTTTAAACTTGAGCGGCTCGAGCTGTGGTTCTTTTGGCTCGTAGTCTTCTGGGCAGACTTTGAATCCCTGCCAGTTTTTTTGCAGGACGTTATAGGGATAACGTTGTCCGCAGTAATCGCATAAGCCGTAAGAGTACTTTCCTTGTGCGAAGGCCACATCACCCCTCCAGTTGAGGTACGAAGCTTATACGAGCGGTCTCGCGATCTTCTGCTGCTGCACGGGCCCACTCTTCTTCGTAAATAGCCTTTAATGCGGCAGTACGATCTGGCTTAAATTTTAAGGAAAGGTAGTAAGCAAGTCCCGCAACCAAACAAGGAAGAAAACGAAAGTTTACGTCCGTTGTGTTGGTGTAATCTCCGGCGTCTTGAATTCGGCGGATACGGTAGTAACGGAACTGATAATTGCTGCCGCCGGGCGCCTTTGGATAGAAAAACACCTCGGGCGTATTTGTGCGTTGCACATAGTACTGAGCAGGTCGAGCCAAAGTTTGTTTATCTGGTACGTCTAAATACTCCGCCCTGGTTATCGGATCTATCGTAATGTCCACGTACGGACTTTGCGTGAAGTCACGTATTACAGCCGTTAGAACTTGAACAGTATCCGTAGGCAAAGTAATGGACTGAGTATCTACAGTAAATGTGTGGTATGCCTCTTCAATGGTCCACAAATTTAATCCTCGATTGGCCCAATCCAAAAACATCAGATTAAGCGACCGACGAGCGGTCTTAAGGTGATGACCAGAAGTCATCTCCATACCGCACCTCTCAAAGGATTCTTCAACCAGCTCGTCGATTGAAAGATTAAATGTTGTGGTACCAGAAGTGGTCATTTAGCACATTCCGCCTTTTTTATAACCCTTAACCATTCCACCGCCCATCATGCCCATAGCCATGCGCTTATGCTGATTTATAGCGCCGCCTTTAGACATCATCAGGGGAGTAGTCTTTTTGCTGGGGGTAGAAATCATTTTGTTTTTGGGACCAGATTCAACACAACCGCCCCCGCGAGTTGCTGCGCCCATTCCTTTACCGGCCATGATTATTTTCCTTTTTTCATTGCACGGCCTTTTGCATCAGCCGTTTTACGCTTTAGAGCACGGCCTTCTTTGTCTGCCATGCCGCCTTTTTTCATCTTGCCAACATTATCCGCAGCAAAAGCCGGAACTTTTTTGCCGCCCTTCATTACCATCTTCATTTTTTCTTTCATTTACCGCTCCTTTTAGAAAGAGTTGATACAAATTTAGGGGACGGCCCAGTGTTGTCCGCTGCCCGCTTTCTTTTAACAGCAGATTTCTTTTGTGCCTCTGTCAATTTTGCTGCCTTTTTGACAGGAAGACATTTTGGATATCCGCCACCCTTATCACTAGAAGATCTGCCACACGGCTGATACTTTCCTTTTTTCTTTGGCGCTCCAATATTTACCCACTTCTCGGAGAACCATTTTCCTAATCCACCCTTAGCGGCCACGGGAACTCCGCTTCGTTACTTTATTACTTCCGCCTTTCCATCCGCCGCCCATGGCTTTGTATTCTTTTGCGGCAAACGCATTCGCATAAGCGCTCGGATAAACCTTGAACTTGGCTTTTGCCTTTGATTTCGCAGCACTCCATTTAGCTGGATCAGTAGGGATAGCTTTTGCCATAACATTATCTCCCGCTGAAAAAGGTGTAAACACCGATAAAAAAACCAGTCACCGCACTTGATGCTCCGGCTACCCACATTAGGGTTTTCCAGCCGCCTTTCGCTTCTGACAAGGTTTTGTTGATATCGGCCAAAGATTTTTTAATCTCTTCCATGTCCTTCATCATCTTATCCATATCATCTTGGATGTGACGAATTTCCACGGAATGAGTTGCAAGTTCTCGTTCGACGCTCATGTCTAACACTTCCATCGTCTACGTGCTTGTCGAATTCGACTATTTGGATCTTTGGCAGCCTCAGGAAATTTCTTCATTTGACCCGCAGAACGAGCGCAAAACGACTTGCGTCGTTTCGCACGCGCGGGCGACGGGCTGTCCTCCGTGACTGCGGTTTGAAGTTTGGAACCAGGATTAGCCCGACGATAAGCGGCAACGCCTTTTTTCGTCATGCCTGCTCCAGCCTTCGTCGGGCGAAAATTGCCCGACTTGACTGAAGTCTTGATTCCCATTCCCTTGGACCTAGCCATTACGCTGCGGCTCCGCCATAGAAGAAGAGCGTAACGCTAGTGACATCAGCATTATTAAAATCAATAAAAACGCCTGAATCAAAAACAATCCCCATATCTGGGAGGATGATGTCGTAAGCTCCTGCCGCAGCAGGCGTATTAATTGTTACTAAAGCAGTTCCAGCAGAAGTAGAACCATTTTTTAAAGAAAAAGACGATGCGGTTCCTGCACAGGTGTAATATATTGCAGCTACACGAGTTCTGCCTGCAATTGCATCATCATCTGAGGTCTTTGTGACCGCACTTATATTACTGGCGCTCATGTAAGTTCTCCGTTATGGGTTCTGGATCTGGAAGCCCCAAGTCTGATAGTTTAATTGCATCAGGCTCGGGGATATCCATTCTTGCCACTAAACTTTGCATCACATCAATTGCTGCTTGGGAAGCAACGGCCACATCATGTGCGTGGTTCCGTTGCTGCTCCATTTTTTTAATTTCTGTGAGCAAGTATTCTTTAGTGATCTCCATTAGGCCGTTGTGCTTACCATGATGTAGTAATTGGTTCCGTTATCACCAACACACTTAATAGTGTGTGTCTGAGTTGGGGAACCTACAACTGCTGCTAACACTCCACCGACTGCCGGAGCAGGAAGGTTAAGGAGGTTAGACAATTTAGTTGTACTTGTGTTGGTTACACGGATAAATGAAGCAGATGCCGGTACCGTGGCAGTAGCATTTAAATCCGAATCAACCTGCAAAGCAGCAACAGTACCTCCAGTAGATACACCAGCAGCGGCGCCAAGAGTTACGCGCAGAGCATTCGCAGCACCGGAGATTGTTCCACCAGAATTAACTGACAAAGAAATGTGAGCACCATTTACAGTTCCTCCGGTAGCGGCGTTAGCGCCAGATACTCGAGTAAATGCACGGAGAGTTTCTCCGGAACCAGTGCTAGTAATGTCAAGACGGTTGTAGGAAAGACGAGTATCGCCAGTTGTGGCAGAAGTGCTGCCATACGAACTAGAGATATTTCCGGAAGTAGTTACGGTGATTGGATCGGAAGAAGTACCGCCGATAAAACCATTTTGCGACGCGACTGGGCCGCTGAACGTGGTCTGAGCCATGTTAAAAACCTTTCGTGTAGTAGCACATCCCCGTATCGTCTCTACTACGTCTGCTAGGTCAGTCGATACGAGTAAAAAATCCTAGTCTTGGTAATTCTAAAGCAAACAGGGGGCCTTGCAACCCCCTGTTTTTCCTACATTACGGCGTTCCGGGAGAACCGAAAATGCCGCGCGGAT